CTATGGCATTGTCATTCATGTATGCGACAATTTCAGCAATTAAAAAATCTCTGTTTGATTCAAGAATCTGTCGTGCATTGAACCATGCCCAGTTTTCGCCCGAACTATGATTAAGAGTCTCGTTGGTTGAACTTGTTTCTACAGCATCGCCAACTCCTCCAATGTTGTAATCCAGATACTGTTGCACATCATCAAGTTTGGAAATTGCTTCAGTAGTTGCGTTTGATGCTATGACCGGAGACAGCTCTGTGGTAACCGTTACATTTTCTCCAATTACGGGATCAAATACTACTTCGCTCACTACCTCGCCACGCAATCCTTCTGGTGTAATAACCTGATCCACCGTGTTTGAAGCAGACTTGTTAAATTCTTCCTGATTAAAGATTGAGAAAAATATACTCTGCAATCTTGAAATTGCAATTTTGTGGTTTGTCAAATCATTTGCTAGTGCTGTAACTGGTTTTGATGCCGTTATGGTTGTGGTTCTTAGTTCGGTTCCTAGAACGCATACTAGAGCAGGAACCCTTAATGGTAACACTTCCTCGTAGTTTCCTGCGCTTACGAAACAGGTAACATTTGTATAGTCATCAAAATCTAATATTCTATCAAGTGCGTATCTCAGTGTCTTGAATGGTCTCTGTTCATTTAATCCTCTGTTTGGTGTTCTGTCGTCTACACCGTTGTTCTTGTCAACCCATACAAATTTATTTACTATGCCAAATTCTTTGTAATTTACATTGCTAGTATTATCAACCGCAAGCAAATAATTATCAGATCCTATTGCTAGGGCCGTTGTACCAATAGTACTAGTATCACCAACATTTGCTCTTTGGAATCCGAAAGTAAGAATATCTCCTACCGTACTGAGTGCAACATTGTTTCCTGCTTCCGACAATAAATCCCAATACTCAAATCCTTCACCGTTATCACCTGGAAAATTAAAAATGCTTGAAGTATGTGCTAGATTACACTTATAGGCAGTACCGTTGTAAAGTACTATGTCACCAACACCATACAATTGGTCTGTGGCCCAACTGCTCTTCCAGCCTATTCCTGGCACTATTAGTTCCCAGTTTGAATCATCCAAGAATGCCAACGAACTATCATCCATTGCCACATCAGTATCTACTAGAGCAACATAAAGGTTTCCACCACGTCTAACTAAATCTCCGGTGAGATATGTTCCGCCATCTACCCAATCGCCTCTCAGCCTGTTTGCCTTATGAATCACACTCCATGAAGTATCAGCACTAGTTTGTGGTAGGATTGCCCTTGAAGGATTAATTCCCACATGATTTCTATTTGATACAAAAACATATCCGCCGTGTCTAACAACATCACCGATAGCATAATCAACACCATCTAACCAATCGTTGTAAAATTTAAATCCTGGAAATTCTGTAACAAAATTGGCATCTGAAATGTGTTCTGCTGCCACGTGTCCAGTGATACATCTTAGTATGCTTCCACCGTATTTTACTAGATCATTTGGTCTGTATCTTGTGTCTGCTGTCCATCTTCCTACGTATTCAATTCCTTCGTGGACGATTTCCCAATTTTCTAGAGTACTATCCTGATTACTATCATTATTACCAATTTCTGTACCTTGGTCATTGGAACCACTGGTGTGTTCTACTATGCATCTATAGGTATTACCGTTGTATCTAACTATGTCTCCCACACCATATCTAGTTGCTGGCGCCCAGGTATTTTTCCATGAATAAGCATCTGCGTATTCTGCCCACTTAGATGCATTTTCTTGGAATGTTGATCCTGCTGTATGAGATGTAACAGCAAGATATAGAACACCTCCATAGAGTGTTATGTCTCCTGGATTGTAAAGTGTGCCGTTCTGCCATGTGCCTACCCACGATACACCGTCCGTCATTTTTCTCCATGCCGGACTAAATTCTGAATCTCCTGGATTGGCTAGAAACTCTTGATTGGTTTGGAATGCAGTTGAAGTGTGCTGTCTAATACACACCCAAGTCTGTCCACCGTATCGTACAACATCATCCTTATTGTATGTCGTAGAAGTGGACCAAGTTGCTCTCCAAGTATATCTAAGTCTGCTTATCTTAAATTCTGCCATTTTTTATTTTCCTATGTCCACGGTTTTTCCGAACTAGAATTACCTTTAGGATACTCATAATTTTGATTAATACGTTGCGTAAGCATACCATTATCATCTACATAGTAAAGCATGCTTCTTTGATCCCATCTGTACTGGGTCCACACTAGGTTATCGTCTTCCACTTCGTGATCAGCATTTACTCCTTCAAAGTAATCAATACCCGGTTCAAAATCCTCAAAAGTTTCTGAAGGTCTACCGGGCAAGTTAAGATGTATTGTGTCCTTGCTAATTAGATTGTCTATTCTTTCTAGAAATACTTCACCGTCATCATTTCTTCTAATCATGTATAGATAACGAGGACTGTTTCCTAGTGAATTCTGTGCATCCTGTCCAAAATAATATGTGCTCATTATGTAATCTCCACGTAACTTATTGAGGCGTCAATGCAATTATCCGTATCACATTCTAGTCTTAATCCTGCTGTTTCGGGAAGAATTAATCTTTCACCGTTTGTAATAACCTTTGCACTAGAACCTGGCGGTATAGGAATTTGTCTAGCATAATTTGCCACCGTTGAACTTTCATCTATCACATAAACATTTACGACTGCCATATCAAAATCCGATGTGTTTGCTAGATTCAGTCCAACAATTGTTGCTCTTACACCCGCAATAATCTGTAAAATATCAACGGGTTCTGTTCCAATTCCTGTTACTACTTCATTTTTAAATACTGTTGGCATACCTTTATCCTAACATTAGTGCAAATGATGCTGCAATGTCATTTGCTAAAATTTCTGATACAGCACCCGAAGCCCCCGCTGGTGATGCCCAAGTTGAGCCTGACCATACTTCTAATGCATTAGTATCCGTGTTAAATCTAGTCATACCTATTACTGCGTATGCACTGGGTCTTTCTGCACTGTTTCCTCTTGGAGGTACAAATCCGTTTGTGCCTGCAATCTTAAAATAGCCATCTCCCGTTTGTGCAATTTGTGTAATGGCATTGTTTTGTACATTTGTAATAACGTTATCAGTAATTCTGAAATTACCAAGTCTTACACCGCCAGTTCCATTGCCGTCTATGTATAAATCTTCTCCTGGTGTTGTGGTAATTTCATTGTCTCTAAATATTAAATTTCCAACATCCAGCGTATTAACAGTCAAAAGATCCGTTCTTAGGTTGTTAACAAATAGATTTTTCCATTTGAATGAAGCACTACCTAGATCATATGTATTGTCCTGTTCCGGAATCAAATCACTCTTGATGGCAGCATTAATTTGAATGTTGTCAGTTAGTGCATCACCAATGGTAATGTTTCCACCAATGGTTACATTACCGTCAGCATTTATGTTACCACTTACATATAGATTTCCATCAATGTTCGTGGATGCAAAAACTTCAAGCGTGCCCGTGCCGTTAGGACGAAGTTCAAGAGTTGCGTTTGAATTAATGGTAGATATTGTATTACCTTCTATTTCTAAATCATCTACCTGTAATTTTGAATGATATATGACAGGATCTGCTCCTGAAGGAGCAAAACTAATTGTGTCTAGGTCACTGGAAATCGTGTTGCCGGTAATGTTTAAATTACCAACATCAAGTTCGTTGTCTACTTCAATTCTTGTGGATCTTGTTGTACCTGTTACGTGTAAATCAGTTGATGGCGCTGAGTTATTGATGCCAATTCGAGAATTGTTTACATCAATGTACAAAATATCCGGGTCACTTGCTCCATTTCTAAAAGTCAAATCCACGCCGTTACGCACTAGATTTGCTTTTAAGAGCGGCCCACTTATACGACCTATTGCCATTTGCTCTCCTTACACGGGGATCCTGTCCCTCCAACTACCTTACATTGCGAGTTGACCACAGTAAAAGATTAACGTTGGTCTACGTTAACATTATTATTTAGCCAAAACCTAGAATTACCCAAGCATTAGGCTGTAAACATCCCCTAAATCTTCCATAAAAGGAACGTCAATTTCAGCACCACCACCCGTTGATAACTGATATCCGTCGTCGGTTTGAGAGCCTACAGTAAGTACGACATCGTTAGCAGGAGTGGATCCTCCCACAAATTTGTTTCCGAGGATTGTTATGATATCTCCGGCACTATATCCCTGTCCTACTTCCGTAATTGTTATGGTGTTTAATGCACCGCCATTTATGGAAATGGTAAATTCAGCATTTTGTCCATACCCGTTAGTGGTACCCGTTAGTTCTGATACAGATTGATTGGCTAATCCGCTTACATTAGCAATGCCGGTGACTGATTCTATAGTTCCAGCAAATACTTCAAGAAAATTCTGTTGATCGTTCCATCTAGTATCTCCCAATTCTGGGCGTGATGGTCTTTCTGCATCGCTTCCAGTTGGAACCAGAAATCCGTTGGTGTCCGTAAATCTTAGGTATCCTATTCCAGTGTTAGCAAAAGTTAGTGGAGTTTCTGGAATGATTCTAGGACCACCAGTTCCCGGATCAGTTAGATTAGTTATTGCATCCGTTGCGCCAGTTATGGTAATAGTTCCTGTTGGTGGGGGTCTTGAACCCGATCCATCGTAGTTAAAATTAACAGTGTAAGTTCCGGCACTATCGCTGCCTGTTGATGTTCCCGTAATTATGGTTCCGGGTATTATGCCAACTCCGCTTAGTAACATTCCCGGAACAAAGGTGCCTGTTATAGTTCCGCCAATTGTAAGTGTAAATCCACTTATGTCAGCAGCAGTACTCGTGGCACTTATGTTGTTCCACTGTGTCCATTCTATTATATTGATCCCGCTATCCGGTGCAAGTATCATGTCATCATTGCTCTGAAGAGCAAAAATCTCATTATTAACACCATCCAATTTCTGTTGATCACTTACTCTTACTTCCAACGGTAATGGAGTATCCGTGTTTACGAGATTATCAGTTATGAAAGCCTGATTCCATCTTCTTGGACTAGAATCCAATTGATCCCTTCCAAGTTCCCATATTCCGTCGTCGCCAGGAATGATGCTTTGAGAAAAATCAGGAATAATCTCTACGGTATCTCCTAAACCAGTGTCAGGATCATACAGTTCATCACCCACAATTAAATTGCCTAACTTTGTTAAATCTCCATCAAGTGTGATGTTACCCGTAACTCCAAGATTTCCATATATATTTGTCGAACTAAAAACTTCCACGGTTCCCGTTCCACTGGGTTTGAGTTCTATCGTTTGATTTGTGTTTAGGCCGCTAATTGTGTTGTCATTAAATTCTAAATCGTCCGAACGCATTCTTTGGAAGACCATGTAACTGCCAGCGGTCTGTGGCATGATGTTAAGAGGTCCTAGCGTGGTTGAAAATGTTGCAGGTGCACTTATTAGAACGTTATCAATTTTTGCAACAGCGTCTACTTGTACATTTGTGCTTTTTATTTCAGTACTGACATCTAAATCAAACTGAGGAGTGTCATTCTTTATTCCAACTCTACCATTTACAACATCTAGAAATAGAACGGGTGTTGAATCAAATGTGGTATTAGAAAATTTTAGATCAACATTATCTCTATGAAGATTCTGTTTAAGTAATGGTCCTGTAATTCGCCCCAATTGAGCCATCTACTACTCCTAGTTAGCAAATCCAAAGAATACTGTTACATTTTTATCAAGTGGTACTGAAGATGTGAATGTTAGATACCATCCCGTTGGTCTTGCAAGTCCTGTTGGATCTGCTGTGCCTGCACTCGCTGCTGTAAATATTGTACCCGGATTGTTATCTGCCGCGCCATGTTCTCCAACAAAGTCTGTTGAACCTGTTGCAGTAATAATGTATTCAACACCAATTACAAAATTTCCAGAATCAACTTCTTCTCCGGTTCCCGTTGAACTAGGATTTTGATTCAGAGTAAAGTTCGTCGTTGGAATCTGCATGACATTTTCTACCAACACGATAATATTGTTTGCACTGGCTGGAACTTTTGCTAATGGGCCAAAAACTGTATCGGCTGCATTTCCAGGACCAAGTGTTTCAATGGATACCGCTGCAGATGCTGGAGCTCTTACCACTTCCCAGTTTCCGCCAACGTATGCTTCTATTCCAATTGGTTGTCCTGTTACTGCATCATTGTCCGTGTTGTATCTTAGATATCCATTACCGTCTATCGGATGCCTTACTCCAGTAAGTTGTGGACGCTGTGCTGTTGTTCCCTTGGGGATCATCACTGCACCATTAAAATCCATTACTGCCCTGCCGTACGGATTTACCCTAACGGTATTATCGTTTGGACTGTATTTTGATGTGTACTGTGATTTTAAAAATCTCATCTAAACCATCCTTATACAGGCAATGAACTTACTGTGACACTAATCAAGTTTGCGTCATCTGCCTTTATGTGAACTTCGTCTCCACCATCAAGTATAATCTTTTCATCGCTGAAAAATACAGTTTCGCCTGCTGGCACAGTTAAATTTGCTACTATTTGGTTTCCTACTACAGGAGTATTACCGCTCTTTACTAGGTATACATCAACTTCGGTTCTGTTAATTGATTCATCCGTTGGTGTGACTGCACCCGTGTTACATAAAATAATGTTAGTTACTGCACGATCCTGTGCCGTAACACCACCACCAATTGCAGCACCAGTTGTTGAAGCAGTAAAAACCTTTGTGACGCTTGTTGTTGTTAGTTGTTGGCTATTAATCATTTGTTCTTCCTAAAATATCATGCTAAACAGCAATGCTTTATTTTTACTTATCAATTCATCGGTATCGTTATTGGTATTTCTGTAATACAGCCCAGTATCTCCTATACCCGGAGTCTTGGCATATTGTATTGTTGACCCTGAAACAAATGCAGGATCAACAGCAATTTGCTCCAACTGTAGTCCGTAGTTTGTTCTTACTTTACCAGTTCCGTTAGTCTGTAGGTATATGTTATCATTGGTGTTGTTAACAGTAATTGCAGGATTGCTTGGTTCATTTTGATTAAATTCCAATCCCTGTATCAGTGCCCTGTTGGCAAAAAATTGTGTGTTAAGTGTTCCGTCAATTAGTACCGAAACTGCACTTTCACCAAAGGTGCTGTATCCTGTATTGGAAACTAGATATGATATTGATCCTGGTATGTCCTTGTCTGTAACAATAACTCTTGAGTTATCATCAACAATTTGGAACGTTGGATTATCTCTTACCCTGTCGTCAACATATTTCTTGTTTGGAATGTCATCGTCATCCGTAACCTGTTGTTCATAATTATTTGTTCCAACGACTGTGATTACTCCGTCGCCATAACCTATTAACTCCAAGTCAGGACTTGCAGTATCGGTTGTAATCTTTTTTAACCTCAGCGTGGTATTATAATTAAACGCTGCTGTCGGATCACCCGTTGCAAGATTAAATGAATCATCATTCTCATCCCAGAAAAACGAAGCGGCGTCAAGAGTTCCTCTATCAATCTGTACACCAGAATATCTTAGAGAAACACCTGCGCCGGTTTCGCCAAAGTTTAACTGTATGATATTGTCCTTAACGTTTAAGTTTTCCGCTTCTACCGTTAGTGTATCACCCTCAACTATGAGGTTTGCAGATACAACTACCTGTCCGCCGGCAGTTGGAGGACCAACATCAAGATTAATGATGCCGCCTTCACGTGTCTTTATGTTATAATCGCCGTTGGTTTGTAGAAACTCAGACATTATCTTTTACCTTATGCAGTAATCGGTGTTAAAACAATGTAGTCTGCAGATGAATCGTTTTCTAGATACCAGTTATACTTGTTTCCAGAAAAGTCAGTTGCAACACGCTTCGTAATTTTAGCAATTGCTACTAGATCCGCATCTAGATTACCTGTTGTTGAACCTTGGATTCTCATTTCACCTTCAGCATTTGGCTGAGTTGATTGTAGAGTACAGATTCTGTATGTTGAAGTAGTTGCTGCTTCTCCAACTCTAGTTACAGTATAACTGTCTGATCCTCTTTGCTTGATGATGATTCCATCTGATTGTAGTGAGCCTCTGTAGAACTCACAAGTGATACCCGTAGCAGCACCGGTAGGTATACCGATTGCGTCTACACCGTTTACATCTTTTCTTAGTGGTCTTCCCATTTGTTTTCTCCTATGTTAGAAGTCCGATGCGGGTTCTAGCCGCTACGGGGTTGGTTCCCCATAAGTCCACCACCTCGGTGGCACACTATCTGACACATGTATTTATCCTTTGCTCAATAAAGCCATTAGTTCTACCTTGCTAATGGTGTTCATTAATGCATTAATCTTGTCTATTTCTGCCTGGGCGTTGGCTATGTGTATATCGTTTTTGGTTTGTTTGTATTTGATTAGGAACTCCATATAATTTTTCATATGGACTTCTATAGCGGATTGGATTCTTCTTACGTCATGACTGAACATGGGAAAACGCTTTTTCCATTTGTCCAGTTGATCCCTTAGTTTATTAAAATCTTCGTGACTAGTAATGTCCTCCATACTAGTATTTAACACTCTTTTTGACAGATTGTCAAGCCATAAAAAAAGGGCGACATAAATGCCGCCCTTTTAATACACTGTAAAGTGTTAATGCTTACGCAAAACGTAGGTTCGCTGATGTTACAGCAACTTTACCTAGGTAGTCCGCTGCATTACCAAGAGATGATGCAGTGTTTGTTAACTCTACATAACCATATCTTGTCATGAACGAAACTACTGGTTCAAATGTTGCTGGATCAAGAACCACACCGCTTGACATTAATGGAATGTATGGGCAGTAGAACGCTGCTGCGTCTGATTCACTTGAACCTTTGTAACCAATAAGCACATCGTCTGATGTAGCATAACCGTTAACGTATACTTTCATTGCACTGTTTAGTGTACCAACGAACTTAGTGTTTGTTGGTGCTTCAAAAGTACCTTCAGTAGTACGAGCAAACGCAGAAGTAGTTGCAGATTGTAACAGTGTTAGTACTGTTGGTGAAACAACAGCCCAGTTACCTGCGCCTCTTCTTGTACGCTGTGCAATCAAGTTGCTAACTCTGTTGATTTGAACAGCAAGTGCTGCGTGTTCGTCACCAACGAAAGTAGCAGTACCAGATACTGCACCTTGGTCGTATGTTAATGCGGCTGTACCAGCCAATGTGTTAAGTGATCCAATCACCTCTTGATCGATCTCAGCAGTAATTTCCTGCGCTAGGGCAGCCATTACTTCTGCTTCGATATCGATACCCTGTTGCGCTTGAGCATCTTGTGCTGCTTCAAACGTCCAACGAGCACTCAATTTACGAGTTTTCGCTTCAACAGTTTGTTTCAAGATTTGAATTGATAGTCTGTTACCTGCTTGTCCTTCTAAAGCGGCTGTAGCAGCGGCTTTATCAGTTGCAGCAGCACCTGAATATCCTTCAGCGATCTTGAATGGTGATAGTGCTTCTTCACCTGCTGTTGTATCAGTACCTGATGTCGAGTTAAACGAATCAGCATATCTAACACGTAGCGTGTGAATTTGCCCTACTGGTCCAGTCATTGGTTGAACACCAACTAGCTCATTAGCGATAACTGTTGGCATCACACGTCTGATTACTGGTAAAATGACGCGATTTAGTGTTGCGACGTTGCCGGCAGAAGTTGCACCTGCTGTAGCACTCTCTGACAAATACTTACGGGTATTTTCCAGAGTCGTTGCCATAACAGAACGCTTATTACCATTTAGGCCTTCTAATAATGCCTCTTTGGTTTCTGACCAGCGTGACTCTAATAGTTGTGACATTGTTTGTTCTCCTTAAACTTTTAGTCCCGCAAGCCTGCGGATGTCAAATATCTCAGCGGTTTTTTGCTCTGTTCCGCCGATTGTTTGTGCCTGTGTATTTTTATCGCCTGTAACTTCTTTGCCTTCCGTCAACGCTACCTTTTCCTTTTTAGGTGTATTACCTTCCATTACGGCTGTAATATACTTGTCAAAGGCTGCGTGTAATTTATTGGTCTGCACTGATTCTAAAAGTTCACCCATAACTTCGCGCTTGTCCTTAGAAAGTGGTGCCATTAACTCTGACATTACTTCCTTTCTCTGCGCTGAGTCATTCATTTGGGCAATTTCAGCATCTTTGCTTTCAACTAGTTTCTCTGCTTCAGCCGCTTTGGCTTCTGCTTCCTTAACTGCTTCTTCTTTCTGTTTTACAACTTTAAGAAGTTTAGCCGTTTCAGATTTTTCATTTAGATGGCTAGTTGCATATTCGCTTGCAAAACTTTCAAAAATTCTGCGACCAAAATCATTCTTGCGAGCTGCCTCAATATCCTCTTTTAGTTGGGTCATTTCAGAACGCAATCCCTTAGAGACTGTTTCCTGAATTGCTGCTGATGCTTTCGCAATAAAGTCTTTCTTAACAGTTTCAAATTTAGCCTTGCTATCTCTAACAAGTTTAACTTTTGTTTCTGCTAAGTCTTTCTTATCAGCATGGAATTCTGCGATTTCTTTCGCCAATGAATTCACAATAAAAGATTCTAGTTTGGCAACATTGCCTGCTACATTCTTACGATCTTCGCGCAGTTCACCTAGTTCCTTTTTAAGGTTGTTAAGAATGAACGATTCCATTGCTGCGGAATCTTTCTTCATTTTCTTAGCATACTTGGCTCTAGCCTCAATAAGTCCCTGGCGGTCTTCAGCAAACTCAGATAGTTCAGCAGTAATTCTGTCTGAAAGCATCTTTTCTACTGCTTCAACCATTGCGGTCTTATCGTGCTCATATTTCGTTGCAAATTCTTCACGTAATTGTGTAGAGATTGTGTCGCGGTTTTCTTGAACAGCAGTTTCCCAAGCGGATTCAATCTCCGACTTAGTTTCCTCGGAAATCACGTTATTTTCAAACAATTGTTTTACAAAGTCTAGCATTGTGATTCTCCTTAAGATTTAAGACCCTGAATAATTTTCTTCAGACTCTCTGCTATGTATCGTTGTGCCTGTGCGTCGCCTTGGACTTCTTGTGCTACTTTAAATGCCTCGTAACCACCTGTATTGTTCATAAGGTGTTCATAAACTGGTGTTGGATAGGCGCCCGGTGCACTTGGTTGTGCTACCACATCCACAGTGATAATTTCAAACCCTTGAACGTTACCACTTGGATCTACTTCGCCTGATCCACGACTAGAAACTCCTAGTTTCACTCCCGACTCCAACATGGTCGTTACTAATTGACCCATTGGAGTTGGAAGCATCTTAAGTTTTCCGTAGCCGTTAGGACCGTCCATCCACATTTTTGTAATCATGTGTGATACACGGTCGAGGTTGATACGCAAATCTTGAGGATGATCAACTTCACCTAGCACTGAATACCCCCCAGAAATCTGTTCGTTGAGCGTCTTGACAGCCCTATCAATTTCCTTAGAAGAATAAACACGTTGGTTAGCATTACGAATGTCACCCTGAATGCAGATGCCACTCAAGTGTAATGACTTACCTTCGCCTTCATCACGCTCAATGACGATTTTAGCCTGATCGAAGCTCAGATGTTCTTGTAGGTTAGTTTTCAACCTTAGTCTCCTCTATTATCTACGACCACGGAAAAGTGATTGCTTGTTATCAGCCTGTTCAGCAGCACCTTTTTTCTCAGCGCCGTGTCCTTTTTCATTGGACATCTTTGTAGCATTCTTTGAACCTGGCGTATTAACGTTGCCTGCATTCTCTTCTTTAGGTGTAATGTCTGCTAGTCCACCGTCATTTTTGCCGCTGTCCTCACCGCTTTTTGCGATGTTAGCAGTAGTTCCACCCATGTCATTCTTCATGTTATCAACAACTGACTTTTTGTTGTCCGCAGATTCCGCGCCGCCTTTTGTTTCAGCACCGTGTCCACCTGCTACTTTTTCAACATACTCTCTCATTGTTGCTAGTTCAGCGTCGCCTTCTGGGTCAGCAGATGCTTCTGGAGCAAAAGTTTCTTCTTCTTTTTCTGCGTCCATGTCATCGCCTTCACCTTCTTCGCCGCCTTTGATTTCGTCGAATTTAGCCTGTAGTTCATCAACGATTGAATCTAGATCCTGGAATAACTCTTCTGGCTCTTTTTCGCCTTCTTCGTCATCACCTGTGATGTCTGCTTCTAGGTCGTCTGTAGCGTCTCCGCCCATAGCGTCCATGTCGCCTTCATCTTCATCGTCTGCTTCTACAGCAACTTCTTCAAATTCTTCGTCAACTTCTTCGTCTTTTGAATCTTCTTTTACTTCGTCTTCATCAGTCGCTTCGTCAACTTTATCTTCTTCCTTATCTTCGTCCTTAGATGCTTCATCAACTTCTTTGTCTTCTGCTTCTTCGTCTTTAGATGCTTCGTCAACTTCTTCGTCTTTGACTTCTTCTTCGATAAGATCTTCGTAAATTTCTCTTGATTTTGCTACCACATACTCGTGGAATAGCTCTTCTGCTTTCGCAGTGTCATCATTAACCAAATGCTCAAGCATTTGTTCTAGTGTAGATTTGTCTGCCATTGTATTCTCCTTTTCAATTGGTAAGGCTGTTTCGTAATGTATTTACATTTTACTTATAAAAAACTGTTTAAATGGGCATATTTTGAATCATTTTGTGTTGATATATAGTTCTCCGAAGGTTTTACCAAAATTTTCGTATGAAATATGCTTCAGATTGCCATATTGTGGTCCTAGTTTGTCGGGTATGTATGCATTGTCACTGATTACCCTATAAAACTGTGTGTGTGGATATTCTTTAATTACTTTTTCTGTTTGGCTTAGCCAGTTACCAAAGAATGTTGCAGAATCCGTGCTTTTCTTGTAATTATAAGTATCTGCATAAACATTATTGAATTTTCCGTGCAGCCCTTGATAATCAAATCCATGTATGTATATGTTCTTGTGTCCGTTTTGGGCAGCAAACCACAATGCAGTTGGACCGCTACTCCATCCCTTGTGAGGGCTTAAAAGATTAACTTGCTTGCGATCCTTAATGCCCTTGTTTGGATTGGTCCATACGGTTCCTTTTTTGGCGTATCCGGATTCTATCAGTTCATTGACCATCTTAACATCAACCGCTATTAGATAGTGTGGGTCAAATTCTCTGTATTGTGCATTGCATCCGTAGACCGTTCCTAGTTCAAGGACTTTCTCGCAATTTAGTCTTAGTCTAGTCTTGCCATTTCCTAAAACAAATGCAATGTCTTTATGGGGGGTTTTATTCTTCTTGCTCAACTGGTGTACCATACATTTGACTAATGAAACCCAGTTCAGATTGTCTTTCTGCTTCGTGAGCTTCTGCTTGAAGGCGCAGTTGATTGATCTGTCTCAAAGTTAGTTTAATTTTTCTAGTATCATCTAATTCAACAACAGAGGAGTCATTGCTGTTATCATATCTTCGATCAACAGCAAAATCATTTATATCGTCATTAAAATACAAAAATTCTCTAAGAAGCATAATACTATTTATTACTGTGCAGGAGTTTCTGCACCAGTATCTCCTTCTGGTTGTTCCGCCGCTGCCGCTGCTTCTGGGGATGCTTCTGCATCCTGCGTAGCAGCATCTGCTTCAATGCTACCAGGAGTAATTCCTGCTGTTCTTAGTTCACCTGCTGCGTCTTGGCTAGTTCCTACTAGATTTTGACCATTTTCTTCGCGCCATAGTCTTTCATTTTCTTTGATTTCCTCTTCTGTCAAACCAAGATAACGTTTCAGTGCAAAGCGTTTTGATAGGTGTGGAACCTGTTGCAGTGTTCCAAAGATGTTTGCTCTTGTTGTATCAAGTTCAGCCTGTCTGTATGCGGCAAAGTTTTGAGGAGGATTAAATTTTAATTCAAATAGGCTAGGATCAATGTTGTAACCATTTGAGTCTAACCATAATTTAAATTCATGATCAAATGATTCTACGATATTACTCTGTAGTCTTTCGCAGTATTTGTTAAATCTCAATTCCTGAATATATGCCGTTCCAACTTTACCATCTGCTACTGTGTTAGGCTGTTCATCAATTGATGTTGGCAAATAAGACGCCGGAATTCTCAAAGCACGGAATAACTTGTTGGTAAAATATTTTAAATCTGTGATCTCACCAAGGTTAGTTCCACCTGGTAATGTTTCAACCTTAGAACCTCTACCTTCCGCTGTTTGTGGGAAGAAGTAATCTTCGTTAGTTGAAAGCGGATTGTATGAAGCATCAATAACACTTGTTCCGCCACCTGTTGAACTTGGAATACGTCTCTGTTGAATTTCATTCTTAACCTTTTCAACGAAACTCATTGCCATGTGTGCAGGCATGTTACCTACATCAACATAAAAAATTCTGCGTTCAGGAGCACGCTGGATACGATAGATAATGATCGCATCTTCAAGTAATTCTTTTTGTTTATAAACTTTGAATACACTTTCAAGTAATGAATTACCAAATGGATAATTGTTATCCAGTCCTTCTGATAATGAAATGTGCATCACGTGTTCAGCGTTTACAGTAACTTCATTCTGTGCATTTTGAAAACGTGTTCCTGGTGTGTTACCAACTGCACCGACCATTCCTCTACCAAAGCCACCACCACTTGTAAATGAGGATGTGCCACTAGGTGATGTGTTCGTTGTTCCATGTGGTGTAGTTGCGATTAAATTCTTAAAGTTAAAATTAATATCCTTTACAACATACTGCTCGGGAATCTTTCCTTCGGATTCGTTAACAATAATTTTGGAGACTTTTGCTTGATCCACGTAAAGCAATTTCTTAGTTTCTGGATCACGGATGAAAAAACAATCGCCATACTTAAATGTATTCCTTACAATTCTAAAAATTCTATTTTCAAACTGTTGAGTCTTGCTCCACTTTTGTAGTGCTTCCTTTAACAGTTTGGTTTCAACGCTGGTTGGTGAATTTCTAAAGAAACAGTGGAATGGGGTTGCGTTTTCCTTGTCCTTGCCAGTGCAGAATTCTGCCAAAATATCCAATGCAGCATTAACTTCTGAATCCATGTCCATTGTATCATAC